CAACAGCCATTTATACGGGGAAACCCGTATATTTGGCATTTAAGGCAACCCTATGCTTACAACCGAAAAAATCACCGTCCGAATTGCCGAACTGCAAGGTTTGGCCAAGCAACACGAAGCGATCTTGCTGCAAATCAGCGGGGCAATCCAGGAATACCAAAACGTATTGGCCCAGGCCAGCGTTGAAAAATCCGATGATGCACCGGCCGATGAGGCCCAAGGCGTTTAAAGCATGACAACCACAGCAGCCACCAAAAAGCCCAAGGCGAAAGCCAAGCCCAAGGTGGCCGCACGTCCAGTTGGTCGCCCCACGGTATACCAGGACGATTTCCCCGCCATGATGATTGAATACTTCAGCCAGGCGGCAATCAGGGAAGTGACCAACCGCGACGCAAAGGGCAACGAACACACCCAGGTATTGCCTGGGGTTTTCCCTACCCTTGCAAGATTTGCCACAAACATCGGCGTGACAAAGCAAACGCTGCATGATTGGGCGACAGCCAAGAATATCCATACTGGTGAACTAAACCATCCGGAATTTTCTGACGCCTATAAAAAGGCCAAGGATTTACAGGAAGCCAACCTGATAGAAGGAACCATCGGGAACGCCTACAACAGCACGTTTGCGATATTCACGGCCAAAAATGTGTTGGGTTGGCGCGACAAAATTGAACAGGAAATCACCGGCAAGGACGGCGCCGCCTTTGCTGGCATCCAAGTAACTTTTGTCACGCCCGATGGATACCACAGCGACAATTGAACAAGCCGTTGCAAAGGCCGAATTTCCGGTCAAATTGCAAGGACTATTCAAAAAGGCGCGATATAAAGTTTGCCTGGGTGGCCGCGGCGGTGCAAAATCCTGGGGAATCGCCCGCGCTTTGCTTATCCTGGGGGCCAAAAGCCCTATGCGGATTTTGTGTGCGCGGGAATTCCAGGCCAGCATTAAGGATTCCGTCCACAAATTGTTATGCGATCAAATCGAAGCCCTGGGGTTGCTGCCCTTTTACGAGATTACGCAAACGTCGATCCGTGGCTTCAACGGTACGGAATTCGCATTCATCGGCCTAAAGAACAATCCGACCAACATCAAGTCATTCGAAGGTGTGGATATTTGTTGGGTGGAGGAAGCCCAAACCGTCAGCCGGTTGTCCTGGAACATTTTGATCCCGACGATTCGCAAACAAGCCAGCGAGATATGGGTTTCATTCAACCCTGACCTGGAAACCGACGAAACTTACCAACGATTCGTGGCCAAGCCGCCGCGGGATTGCATCGTAATGCGGATCAATTGGTCGGATAACCCCTGGTTTCCTGAAACGTTAAAGATGGAAAAGGACGCGCTAAAAGAACGCGACCTGAACGCATACAACCAGGTTTGGGAAGGAATGTGCCGCCGGTCGGTGGATGGCGCCATCTTTGGCAATGAAATGCAACAGGCCGAAAACAATGGCCGCCTTACGTCCGTTCCTTACGATCCAACCAAGCCCGTTCACGCCGTTTGCGACCTGGGCTGGTCGGACGCAACCGCCTGGTGGTTTGTCCAATTCATCGGCATGGAAACAAGGTTGATCCGATACTTTGAAGGCAGCCAGCGCACCATGACTTCGTACCTGGCACAACTTCAAACGTTTGGCTACGTGTACGACACCATTTGGCTGCCGCACGATGCCGAAAACAAAACCCTGGCCGCAGCCGGTCGCACCATTGAAGATATTGTGCGAAGCGCCGGATTCAAGACCAGCATCATGCCGCGGGTTCCGGTGGTCGATTCAATCAACGCGGCCCGCACCATTTTCCCAAACCTTTGGTTTGACCGCGAGAATTGCGCCGATGGCCTAAACTGCCTTCGTCATTACCGTTATGAGGTTGACGTGGAAACCGGACAGTTTGGCAAATCACCATTACACGATCAATATTCCCACGGCGCGGACGCATTCCGATACATTGCGTTGATGATTAAAGAGCCAACATCCCGCAAAAAGCAACGATTAGTTGCCGAAGGCGCCGGTTGGATGGGATAATTTTAGAAAATAAGGGGCGAATATGTCAGATTACCAAGACGAATCAAGCGATCCACGCATCCAGGACGCAATTAAGTTTTTACGCCTGGTGGGTGAAGCCGATTCAATGAACCGTTCATCGGCCCTTCAGGATTTGAAATTTGCCGCGGGCGATCAATGGCCGGTCGAGATTCAAAACAGCCGCAACCTGGAAGCCCGCCCGTGCCTGACGATCAACAAGATCGACGCATATTGCCGCCAGGTCGAGAATCAGCAGCGCCAGCAGCGCCCACGCATCAAGGTTCACCCCGTCAACAATGAAGGCGATTTGAAGGTCGCCCAGGTGATCGAAGGCATTACCCGTCACATTGAAGTCAACAGCAACGCCGACACCGCTTACGACACCGCCTTTGCCTATGCCGTGCGAATGGGTTGGGGTTACTGGCGCGTGGTGACCGATTACGTCAGCGAAAATTCGTTTGACCAGGAAATCTACATTGAGCCAATCGACGATCCGTTTTCCGTTTATTTCGACCCCAACAGCGTGGCGCCCGATGGTTCCGATGCTGAAAAATGCCTGGTGGCCAGCGTAATCCCCAAGCACGTATTCCGGCAAATGTACCCAGGCGCCGACGATGGCGTGGGATTCCAGCCCCGTGCGACCGGCGACAGCAGCGCCGAATGGGTGACCAAAGAGGATATTCGCATTGCCGAATATTTCTACATTGACCGCAAAAAAGTTGACCTGGTGATGCTGTCCGATGGGACAAAGGATTGGGCCGACAAACTGCCGCCAAAGCAAGTGCTGGACGACGCTGGCGTTGTGGAAGTTGAACGCCGTTCGTCCTACCGCAAGGTGGTGAAGTGGTGCAAACTGACCGCAATGGAAATCCTGGAGGAAAAGGAATGGGCCGGTAAATACATCCCGATCATTCCGTGCTACGGCGCCCAGGTGACCATTGAAGGCAAGCGTAAAAAATACGGCCTGGTTCGCAATGCCAAAGACCCGCAGCGGATGTTTAACTTTTGGCGCACCAGCCTGACCGAATCCATCGCCCTGGCGCCAAAGGCCAAATGGTTGATGGCCGAAGGCCAGGACGAAGGCCACGAAAACGAATGGGCATTGGCCAACATTAAATCAACTCCCGTTTTGCGTTACAAGCAAACCGACATTGAAGGGCGCGTGGTTCCGCAGCCGCCGCAGCGTTTGCAGCCTGAACCACCACCCGCGGGCATTATGGAAGCCGCCAGCGAAGTTGGCCAGGATTTGCAAACCGTGTTGGGCATCTTTGATCCAGCGCAGCAAATGCTGGGCAACGTGTCGGGCAAAGCCTTGCAAGGCCAGCAACAGCAAGTGGATATGAGCAATTTCCACTTTTACGACAACATGACGCGTTCGATCAAGCACACCGGCAAAATCATTTTGGACTTGATCCCCAAGATTTACGACACCAAACGCGTGTTGCGAATCATTGGCGTCGATGGTAAACCCGACCTGACAACCCTGAACGACCTTCAGGCCACCGGCGAAGTGCTAAACGACGTTACCGTCGGGCTTTACGACGTGGTGATGGATACCGGCCCAGGCTACAACAGCAAGCGTATGGAAGCCGTGGAGGCCATGATGCCAATGATGGCGCAAAGCGAGATTTTCCAAGTGGCGGGTGACCTATTGTTCCGCAACATGGATTTCCCTGGCGCCGACGTTATTGCCGACCGCCTGGCCGCCATGAACCCGCTGGCCAAGATCGACGAAAAATCACCAATCCCGCCGCAAGTGCAAATGAAAATGATGCAATTGCAAAAGATGGTGGAAGACCAGCAACAGCAAATGCAAATGATGGGCTTGGACATAAAGTATGGCATGACCAAAGAGGGTGTGCGTCAGGAAGGCGAAACCCGCCGCGAACTTATCAAAGGCATTGCCAGGGCGCACAACACCGAAACAAATGCGGAAGTCAAGGTCAACGACCAAAACACCAGGTCAATTACCAGCCAAAACAAAACGGAAATTGAAGCGATTGTCAAATTGTTGTTGGCCAATATGTCGCCAGGTGACCTGGTGCGTAAAATTGACCAAATGAACGCTGAACAATACGCATATTCCGAAGTGGCTGCCCAAGATATTCACCAAGGTTCAAGCCCATTTATTGGGCAAATGGATATGGCTTCGGGCCTTGGTGGCCAAATGCAACCGCAACAGCAACCGCAAATGGCGCCTGAAATGCAGCAACCGATGGGAATGCCACAATAGTTGACAATGCAAATGATTTAGGTTCACAATTGGGCCAAACCTACCAATGGGTTTTCATTGGGTTGATTCGTAGGGATACGTATGTCCGAAGTGCAAGAACGCGTCGCCGCTAACCTGGTGACGAGTGACAATTTAGCGGAATTCACCGCCCGTAAACTTGGATTAGTTGACGCGACGCCGGAAACCACCGAGGCGCCAGCAAACGACGGGGAAACCCAGGTTGCTGACGAGCCGGAAAATCGGGCCGATCAGAGTGATTCAGACGGGGAAGGGAATGAGGCGACCGTAGAAGACGATCAAAAGGAACGCAAGGCGAACCCAAAGATCGAAAGGCGCTTTTCAGAGATAACTAAGCAACGCGAGGCCGCCAAAGCCGAAGCCCAAAGGGAACGCGAAGCAAGGGAATCATTGGAAGCCAGGCTGAAGGAACTGGAAAACAAAGCCAACCCCCAGGCGAAAGCCCAGGACGACTTTGGGCCGGAACCCAAGCCTGAAGAATTCAACGATATGTTCGAATATGCGAAAGCGTTGGCCGAATATACCGCTGATAAAAGAATGATGGAACGGGATAGGCAAGTTGAAGACCGCAAGGCCGCGGAAGCCAGGCAAACATTTGAAAAAGCCTGGGCTGACCGTGTGAGTGCAGCGCGAAACACATTGCCGGATTTCGACGACATGGTTCAGTCAAGCGATGTGTCTATTTCAGACCCCGTGCGCGACGCGATCATGGATAGTGATGTGGGGCCACAAATCCTTTATCACTTGGCCGAAAATCCCGACTTTGCCAGGAAACTTGGCGAAGGTTCAGTCATTCAAGCCCTTCGACAAATCGGCAGACTTGAGGTGCAGTTTGAGAAAACAGCCCCCAAAGCCAGCGCACCCGATGTGAAATCGACCGCGGTGAAATCAAAAGCGCCAGCGCCAATCAGCCCGATTCGCGGCGCCGTTTCTAAGACGGACAATAACGTGGATGCCGACGGCAATTTCCACGGTACATTTTCCCAATGGAAAGCGGCCCGCCAAAACAGGCAGATTCGCTGACAATTAAACCCTTTTCAACTAGGAAAACAAAATGTCTGGAAATAATTTACTGACGATTTCGAAAATCACCAATGAAGCATTGATGGTTCTAGAAAACGAATTGACGTTCACAAATAACGTCACCCGCGAATACGACGACCAATTTGCTGTCACCGGCGCCAAAATCGGTAACACTTTGAACGTCCGTCGTCCTGGCCGATTCATCGGCACAACCGGCCCCGCGCTGAACGTTGAAGACTTCAACGAAACATCCGTGCCAGTTACTTTGTCCACCCAATTCCACGTCGATACACAATTCACGACCCAGGATTTGGCCTTGTCTTTGGATATGTTTAGCGACCGCGTATTGAAACCCGCTGTTGCCGCCATCGCCAACAAAATGGACTTGGACGGCCTGACAATGGCGAAAAACAACGTGGCCAACATTGTTGGAACCGCTGGTACGCCCCCAACTGGCTTGATTACATACCTGACTGCCGGTGCATACCTGGACAGCGAAGGCGCACCCCGTGACGGCCGCCGTTCATGCGTGGTGGAAC